GTTCGCGCATACGCTGCCGAACGCGGCGTTTCGTTGTCTGCAACGGATGACGACGTAGCCGTTCAAATCATAAAGGCCAAAGACTATTTGGAATCGTTCGCAAATCGCTATCAAGGCGAAATCGCGAACGAAGACCAGCCGTTGCAATGGCCGCGAATTGACGTTTATATCAGCGGAAGCGAAACCGCTTTTCCTTCGAACGCAATTCCGAAGCAACTCAAAGCCGCCCAATGCGCGACCGTTCTTGCGATTAACGAAGGCGTTGATATTATGCCGAATTATTCGGCGTCTGATTTTGTCGTAGAAGAACGGGTAGGCCCGATTACAACGAAATACGCCGACCCTTCGAAAGTTGGAATTACGCCCACATTAACCAGCGTTGAAGCCCTGTTGCAACAGTTGTTCGGTTCAACAATGACCGGCTTTGCGCTTCGAACTTTCCGGGTTTGATATGGGCCGTTTCGACCGTCAAATTCAAACAGCAAAGCGGCTTATTGCCAAGAACGGGCAGGCTGTTAAATGGCGCATTGTTCGCGATGCGGCCCCGGCTGACCCGTCGCAGCCTTGGAAGCCGACGAATCCCGCAACGCCGGTCGAACATGACGTAACGATTTGTTTTCTTACCGTTGATAAAGAAACTTACGAATCGCTTTCATACATGACGAACGGCGAAGTTCCAATGGGCGCAGTTTTGGGCCTAATGGGCGCGGTCGATTTCGAACCGTCGTTGAAAGACGTTGTTATTCGCGACGGCAAAGAACTTCGGTTGTTCAATATTGAAGAATTGAACCCGAACGGGCAAACGATACTTTATACGATGGTTTTTAAATGACAACGACGTTTAGCGGCGCGACCGACGAAATTTGCGGGGCTTTTTGGCAGACTTGGAACGCTGCCGAAACGTCTTCGCTTGTCGGTTATGTGCCGGATGTTCGTTGGCCGTTGGTCGAAGAACCAGCCGAACCCGATTCTTCGAAGTATTGGGCGCGTTTGTCGATTCAAACCGTATTCGAAGAACAAACGGCGTTAGCCGGTAACGACGGCAAGCGACGTTATACCGCTTCGGGTTTGGTTTTTGTGCAAATCTTTTGCCCGAAGTCTATTTCGAATTCTGGCGAAGTTGGCCGAAAGCTTGCAGAAATTGCCCGCAATGCTTATCGCGGCAAAGCTACGCCGAACAAGGTTTGGTTTCGCAATGTAAGGATTAACGAACTATCGCCCGAAAACCTGTTCTATCGGTTTAACGTCGTTGCCGAATTTGAATACGACGAAACAGCATAAGGAGTTTTCCAAATGACTAACAAAATTGATTCGAACATTACCGGGCTTGCCTTCGCGGAAGAAGAATCGTTGAAGACCCTTCCGGCAACGCCGGTTTGGTACGGGCTGGAACCGAATAGCTATTCGGATTTCGGCGGCGAACTTTCGACCGTCGCGCGTGCGCCCATCGACCCTTCGCGCCAAAACAAGAAAGGTACGATTACCGACCTTGACGCTTCGGGCGGTTTCAACATTGATTTTACGAAGTCGAACCTTGTTCGCTTGCTGCAAGGCTTCTTCTTTGCCGACGCCCGGCAACTGCCTTCGACGCAGGCGCTTAATGCTGCGGCTGTTCCGCTGACCGGCGTAACCGCTTCGTCGAAGACCTACGCCGCAGCTTCGGGCCTTGGCAGCTTTGCCGCAAACCAAATCGTTTTCGCTTCCGGCTTCACGAATGCGGCGAACAACGGTCTTAAAACCGTCGCTTCTTCGACTGCCGGAACCGTTGTCGTAAATGAAACCCTGACCGACGAAGCTTCGCCGCCTGCCGCTGCCAAGCTGGAAACGGTCGGCTTTCAGTTCGCAAGCGGCGATATTAGCTTGGCCGTTACTTCGGGCATTCCGTCGCTTGTTGCAACCGCTGCCGACTTTACGACCCTTCCCGGCCTGATTCCCGGCCTTTGGGTCTTCATTGGCGGCGATGCTGCGGGAACCCGCTTCGCTAATAATGTGGGCTATGCGCGCATCAAGTCGATTGCCGCAAAAGCTATCGTTTTCGACGATACCAGTTTCACCCCGGCGACCGAAGCCGGTACGGGCAAAACGATTCGTTTGTTCGTCGGAACCGTCGTCAAAAACGAAAAAACGCCGTCGCTTATCAAGCGTCGTTCTTACAACATCGAACGGCAATTGGGCAGCGGCCCGACTTCGACGCAAGCCGAATATTTGGAAGGCGCAGTAGCGAACGAATTTACGTTGAACGTTCCCCAAGCCGACAAGCTTAACGCCGATTTGACTTTCGTTGCGTGCGACAATACGCACCGCAGCGGCGAAGCTGGCGACGAAATCAAGGGCGGAACCCGCGTCGGCGTTGCTGGCGAAGATGCCTACAATACTTCGTCGGATATTTACCGAATCAAAATGTCGGTAATCGACCCGGCTTCTTCCAATCCTTCGGCGCTGTTCGGCTACGTTTCCGAAGCGAACGTTTCGATTAACAACAACGTTTCGCCGAACAAGGCAATCGGAACGCTTGGCGCTTTCGATACCAGCGCCGGGAATTTCGAAGTTGGCGGTTCCATTACCGCTTACTTTACGACGATTTCCGCCGTTCGCGCTGTTCGTCAAAACGCCGACGTTGGCTTGTCGATTATCGGCGCTTCGAAAAACGCGGGCTTCGTCTTCGACATTCCGTTGCTTGGCCTTGGCGGCGGTCGTCTGAATGTCGAAAAAGACGCGCCGATTACCGTTCCGCTTGAACCGGCAGGCGCGGAAAACGCGAACGGTTATACGATGCTTTACGAAGCGTTTTCTTACTTGCCAAGTGTGGCAATGCCCGATTAATTCGGGTATCATTCAAGGGCGGGAACTTCCCGCCCTTTTTCTTAACTTCGAAGGAGTTTCCAAAATGTCGCTTTACAAACAATTCAAAACGAACGCCGAAAAAGAAACCGAAGGCGTCGAAATCGAATTCAACGAAGCAACCAACGACGACGGTTCCGTTCCGACTTTCGTTATTTCGCGCATGGGCAAGGCAAACAAGCGTTACACGAAGGCGCTTGAAGCTGCGACCCGGCCTTATCGTCGTCAAATTGAACTTGGCACGATGAAAAACGAAGTCGCCGAAGAAATCTTCTTGAACGTGTTTGTCGATACGGTCTTGAAGGGCTGGAAGAACGTTCGCGACGAAAACGGGGCCGAACTGCCTTGCAGCAAACAAACCGCCGTCAAGCTGTTTCAAGACCTGCCGGAAGTTTATGAACGGCTGCAAGAAGAAGCCAAGCAATCGGCCAATTTCCGCGATTTGGCTTTGGAAGAAGAAGCAAAAAACTAAACGAAGTTTTGGCGTATCTGTTGGAACTTGGCCCAATCGAACAGAATATAGCTAAACAAGCTATGCGGTCGGGCCAGCCAATACCCGACCGCATAGCCAACGCGCCAGAACTTGAAGTAGGTTTGCAACTGTATATCCAAGCTTTCTTCGACTTGGATTCGGAAAGGTCGCACGGCATGGCCCCGACGCCGATTCCTTGGACAAGTATAGCGCAATATGCAAGGGCTTTCGAATTTGACGAAGAACAAACCGAAGATTTGTTCTTTCATGTTCGAAGATTGGATGCCGAACATTTAAAGCGAATTTCGGCGAAGATGGAAAGTAAAACAAAGGCTAAGAAGTAATGTCGAAAGGTTTGTTAGATTTGGCGGCAAGCATGGAACGGAAGGCGAAAGCAATCGACGCCGCCGCGTCGCAACTTGCCGTCGAAACTGCGCAAACCATTGTCGGCGACTTAGCCTTTAAAACGCCGGTTGATACTTCGCAAGCTTTGTCGAACTGGATTGTAACGCTCGATTCGCCTTCCGACGCGAAAATTAAGCCATATTATCCGGGCGAAGGCGGTTCGACGCAGAAAGCCAGCGCAGCCGAAACAATTAACCAAGCGCGAAAAGTTCTTGCCGGTAAAAAGCCGGGTCAAAAAATTTATATTACGAATAATCTTCCGTACATTCGCCGTTTGAATGACGGTTATTCGAAGCAAGCCCCTGCGGGTTTTGTCGAACGGTCGGTTTTAATTGGCCGTAAGATGAAAAAGAATTTCAAGATTAAGGATTAAAAGAAATGGCAGACGAAAATATTAGCATTGAAATTGCCGACAAAGTTTCGCCTTCCATTTCGAACAAGCTTTTAAAGATTGCCGAAAATGCGCGAAACGCAGATAACGCCGTTCAACGTTTGAAAACGCAACTTGCGTCGTTGAATACCAGCGCGCTTTCGCAAATTCAAAGCGCAGCCAACAGCGCAACGCAAGCAATTAACCAAAGCGCAATCGCCGCGCAACGTCTGGCGACTGAGCAACAGCGCACCGCAGGCGCAGCCGCCCAAGCCGCCGCAGCGCAGACGCGCGCAACGACCGCCCAAACGCAAGGCCAAACGGCAGCGCAACAACTGGCGACCGCTACGGCCCGCACGGCGACCGAACAGCAACGCAGCGCGACCGCAGCGCAAAAGCTGGCAACTGAACAGCAACGAACCGCCGCCGCACAATCGCAGGCCCAAGCCGCAGCCGACCGGGCCGCGCTTGCCGCGCTTCGTCTTCAACAGGCCCAAGACCGGGCCGCGCAATCGTCGCGCAACGCCGCTTCGTCTATTATGTCGTTCGTTCGCGGAGCTGCTGCCCTTGTGGGCGTCGGTTTGTCTGCGAATGCGATTCTTAGCGCCGCCGATGCTTATACGGTATTGCAAAATAAATTGCAAAACGTATCGGAAAGCGAAGCGCAAGTAAATGAATTGACGAATCGACTTTTCGAAACTGCCAATCGAACCCGAACGCCAGTTCAAGAAACGGCGCAGGCATTTACGCGCTTCGATATGGCATTGAAAAACCTTGGCAAGTCGCAAGACGATTCGTTGCGGCTTACCGAAACGGTTAATAAAATGCTTGTCGTATCTGGCGCAACTTCAAACGAAGCCGGTTCGGCCTTGCTGCAATTGTCCCAAGCTTTCAACAAGGGCAAACTAGACGGCGACGAATTCCGTTCGGTTATGGAACTTATGCCGAACGCCGCCGACGCAATCGCGAAGCGTCTTAAAGTAACGCGCGGCGAACTGTTGAAACTTGCGCCAGAAGGTAAGATTACCGCAAAGGTAATGTTAGAAGCTTTCCAAGACGCAGCGGCGGGCATTGATGCGAAATTTGGAAAGACCGTGCCCACATTGTCGCAGGCGATGACCGTTCTTCGCAACAATGCGACGCAGACGTTCGGCGAAATTAATAAACAGCTTGGAATTACGGCGGGTCTTTCGAAGGCTATTATTTTCCTTGGCGAAAATATGAAGACGGTTGCGCTAATCGCCGCCGTTCTTGGCGCTGCGCTGTTGGTCGCATTTGGCCCGGCTTTGGTCGGTATGCTTTCGGCTGCAACGTCTGCCGTTTGGGCCTTTACCGTCGCACTTGCTGCAAATCCTATCGGCTTGCTTGTCGTCGGCATTACCGCAGCAATTGCCGCGCTTGCGTTGTTTGGCGATGAAATAAAAGTAAGCGAAGACGGGTTGGTTACGCTGAAAGATACGGCTTTGGCTGTTTGGTCTTTTATTGCCGATGGCGCGGGCGTTGCTTGGTCGTATATTAAGGAAGGTTGGAACGCTGCAATCGACTTTATCAGCGCCAAGACTGACGGTTGGGGCGAAAAGTTCCGCGACGTTGGTTCGTTTGTATTGAACTTCGCAAAGACCGTTGTTAATGGTTATATCGGCCTTTGGGTCGGCGCTTATAACGCCGTCGTCGGCGGCTGGCAGCTTTTCCCGGCTGCAATGAAAGATATTTTCGCAATGGCGCTTAATAGCGTCGTTGGCATTACCGAAAAAATTGTAAATGCTGCGCTTGAAGGCATTAACAAAATTACGTCGCTTGCAAACCAAGGCGCGGAAAAACTAGGTATCGGAAAAATCTTCGATTCCGACTTGGGCGTTTCGCTGGATAAATACAAAATGGAAGTTACCGGCGCGGCTTCGGATTTAGCCGGAACGGTAAAAACCGCATTTTCTAGCGCATTTAATACCGATTTTATCGGAAACGCAGTCGGCGCAATTGACAAGCGCGCCCGCGAAATTAGCGCAGCCCGTCGCGCCGCAGAAGGTGCGCAAACTGGCAACTTGCGCGGAACCGGCACGCCCGGCAAAGAAGGCCCGGACGCCGAAGCTTTGAAAGCTGCACAAAAGCGCGCCGACGAAATGGCAAAAGTAAATCGCGCGCTTGACGAAGAATTGACCGCGCTTCAACGCTTGGGGCCGGAATACGCCGTTTCCAATCGTTTGCTTGAAATTGAAAATAACTTGCTTGATAAGAAAATCAAGCTTACGGATAGCGAACGCGAATCTATCCGCAAAAAGCTTCAAGCGATTCAAGACCAAAAGGCGGCGAACGCGCTTGCCGACATTAATAAAGAACTTGACCAACAATCGCAGATTTTGGCGAAGCTTGGGCCGCAACAGGAAATCGAACAACAAATGTTGCAGTATCGAAACGACTTTTATTCAAAAGGTCTTGTTTTGACGCAGCAACAAACCGAAGCATTGCAAAAGCGGCTTGAAACGTTGCAGCAAGAACGCGCCGTTTCGCAAGAATTGAACAAGATTTATGCCGAAACCGAAGGTAAGAAGATTTCGCTTCAACAGCAAACCGAAGCGTTGAACCAAGCTTATCAACGCGGCTTGATTAATCTTGACGCTTATTCGAACCGACTTGTAAAAATCGGTTTGGATATGACGAACCTTAAACTTCAAATGGGCGAAGGAACGTTTAACGACGTAATGGTTTCTTCGCTAGGTTCGATTGTTTCGCAGTATGAAGGCGTAATGTCGGGGCTTTCTTCGGCCTTCGGCGACTTCTTCACTTCATTTACAGACGGCTTTGCAAACAGCGTCGGTCGGGCTATCGTTTATTCGGAAAACTTGGGCGACGCACTTAACAGCGTTGCCAAAGAAGCTTTGGCCGGTCTTATTTCCGCACTTGTCAAGCTTGGCATTCAATGGGTTGTAAATGCCGCCCTTGGTCAATCCTTGGGTGCGGCTGCGCTTGCGTCGCAAACGGCCATGAGTACGGCAGCGGCAGCGGCTACGGCGGCGGCTTGGGCACCGGCTGCGGCTATGGTATCCCTTGCCAGTTTCGGGGCCAACAGCGCCCCGGCAATGGCCGGAATCAGCGCGACGACGGCGCTTTCCGAAGGCTTGGCCCTTGCCAGCATGGCAGGTTTTGAAATGGGCGGATATACGGGCAATGTGGGCACGAAGGAAATTGCCGGGCTTGTTCATGGTCGCGAATTCGTTTTCGACGCGGCTTCGACGCAACGTATCGGCGTTAACAATCTTGAAGCAATCCGCAACGGCGCTTCGTATGTTGCTTCAAACAGTTCTTCGGCGGGTTCGGGTTCTTCCGGCGCTGCGGTAAGCGTCAATATTGAAAATTACGGCACTTCGAAAGATTTTGAAGTTCAACAAATTAGCGAAACCGATATTCGAATCATTGCACGCGACGAAGCGCGCAACATGGTTCAAAAGGAAGCGCCGGGCGTAGTTGCTGCGCAAATCAGAAATCCGAATTCTAGCGTTTCCAAGTCGCTTAATCAAAATACCAAAACGGAAAGAAGGCGGTAATTATGGCACTTTCTAAATTCATTCTTCCGCCCGACAATTCGCAATATTCCGTAACCGACGGAAAAGAAGTCGTCGCAACGCAACTTGACGGCGGCGCGGCGCGCTATCGTCGCGATATTTTGGGCGCAACTTCAACAGTTGATGCGGCTTGGATTTTAGGAACGAACGATTACAAATACATGCGTTCTTTTTATCGCGCTTTGACTTTGAAAGGCGCAAAACCGTTTCTAATCGACTTAATTTTAGACGAACCCGCATTGACGGAACATAAAGCGTATTTCGTGCCGGGAAGCTTTCAGCTAACAGGGCAAAAAGGCTTAACGTATTGGGTTTCGGCGCAATTAGAAGTTTATCCGGCTGAAATTGATTACGATTATGAAGCCGCTTTTGCTGCGCTTTATGGGGAACTTGGCGAAAACTGGCAAAATTTGTTTTTAATTTTTGAAGAAAATTTCGATATTGAAATAAACCAAACTTTGCCGGGAATTGTTTAAATGACGACATACGCCGAATTTTTCTTAAAGTCGAAATCAAGCATTGTTCAACTTGAAACGCTTGAAATTTCGCATCCGAATTTTACAAAAACGTATCGTATTGTTAGAAATGCGGTCGAAGGCGTTACGCTTATTCTTGAAAACGGCAGTTCGGCGACGTTTGATTATTACCCGCTTCAAATCGAAAACGCAGGGGTTCGCGACGATTTAGACCAGTCGATTAAAATAAACCTTGGCGATTTGGGCGAAGTATTGCCGAAAGAACTTGACGAAGTTTCTTCGAATAACGGTTTCGGAATTAAACCGATTGTTATTTATAGAACTTATCGTTCTGACGATTTAACGCGACCGTTGTTCGGGCCGGTAACTCTTGAAGTTTCGACATTTGCTTTCAATCGAGAAGGTTCTGCGTTTGAAGCTAAAGCCCCTTCGCTGAATATTAACAAAACTGGCGAAATTTATTCGCTTGACCGTTTTCCAATGTTGCGGGGTTTTCTATGAGTAATTCAGTTTTCGACGTAGCGTTAGAAAAACGTTTCGCGGATTCGCCGGAAATTGCAACAATTGACGTTACTTCCGGGGATACGCTTTTAATTCGCGATTCTGCAACCGGCGCGGTTATGCGAATGCCTTTTTCGACGCTTTCCGCTGCTATTTCCTTAGCGTTCGCGTCGTCTTTTGCGTCGCTAGTTGATGGCAAAGTTCCGGCTTCGCAATTGCCGTCATTTGTCGATGATGTTCTAGAATATGCAAATTTGGCCGCATTTCCCGCAACTGGCGAAAGCGGTAAAATTTACGTCGCAATTGATACGAACAAAACTTATCGTTGGTCGGGTTCGGCTTATGTCGAAATTTCGCAATCGTTGGCGTTGGGCGAAACTTCTTCAACAGCTTATCGCGGCGACCGTGGAAAAACAGCATACGACCATTCACAAGCAACAGGCAACCCGCACGGAACGACAAAAAGCGACGTTGGTTTATCAAGCGTAACTAACGACGCACAATTAAAAATTGCGTCGAATCTTTCCGATTTGAACAATGCCGTAACGGCCCGTTCAAATTTAGGCGTTCCGGCTTCGGCTTCGCCAGTAATGACGGGGCGCGAAACGCTTTCCGTCGATACTAAAGATATTTGGTATCGTAAAGTTTTTCGTCTGGCTGTTTCAACTTGGACGACAATAGCAACTTTCAATCCCTCGGGCGGCGCAAATGAATATTTATCCGGATTTATTGAAGTTCGGGCAAGCGGTTATCTTGTTTCAAATTCGAACAGCGGCGCGAATTATGCGCGTTGGTATTACAACGTTATAAACGGCGTTGTTACTGTTTCGCAAGTTGGAACCGATGTAAGCGCCGGAACTTTCCCGCCGAAAATAAGGCTTGTCGAAGATACCGGAACAATAAAAGTTCAAGTCGAATCGAACAATACAACGTATAATCAATATATAACCGCATTCGTTCAAGCTTTTTTAATAAGCGGCTTTATAAATGCAACGTCTTGGACAATAACGGATTGATTATGTCGATTGACGAATTTTTTAAAAAGAAATACAATCGCGAAACGTACAATTGCGCGCATTTTGCTTCGGAAGTCTGGCAGCATTTGACCGGCGAAAGCATAGCCCACAAGTTAGCGGGCCTTCTGGAACCGCCCAAAACGCGGCATGTGCGTTTTGACCTACGGCGGCAATTCGTGCGGCTGGAAGCCCCGGAATCGCCTTGTCTGGCGCTTATGCAACGCCGGGGAAGCGCCCCCCATGTGGGCATCTTTCTTCGCGGGCGCGTTTTGCATATTCACGAAATGGGCGTAGAATTTCAACCGATTGACGTTGCTTCGCGCGGCTTCGAAAGAATAGGGTTTTACAAATGAAAAAAGTAACGTTGGCTTTAAATCCGCTTGACCCCGAAACTTGGACGACGCACGAAGTTTCGGATATTCGCGATTTTCTTATGCAACAGTTCGAAGAATGGCCTTCGACTGCGCGAATTTATAACGAACAGGTTTCAACCGCAACCGACGTGACGCCTATCAACGAAGGCGATATTAAACGTTTGGGCGAACTAGACGGGCCTTTTTACGTCGTTGTATATCCAGCCGACCCGGTAACAATCATTGTCGCAATTGTTGCCGTTGTCGTTGTCGCGGCTGTTGTTATGGCAGCGCAACAGCCGCCAACGCCGACGCTTCGCAATACGCAAAACCAATCGCCGAATAACGAACTTTCGGAACGCAGCAATAAGCCGCGCCCGAACGCACGAATTCCCGATATTTACGGAACCGTTCGTTCTACGCCCGACCTTATCGCAGTTCCTTACAAAATCTTCGAAAATAACGAAGAAGTCGAATATTCTTATATGTGCATCGGGCGCGGCGAATACGACGTTCCGACGCTTGGCGTTCGCGATGATACCACGCGCGCAATTGATATTGCCGGAACATCGGTCGAAATTTATTCGCCTTTCACTTCGCCGAATTCTGGCGACGCGCCGCAACTTAGAATCGGAACCGCAATCAATACGCCAATTTTGAACGTCGTTCGTTCGAATTCGGTAAATGGTCAAGTATTGCGCGCACCGAACGACCAAAACTTGCGCGGCAATTCGAACATTCGTTTTTCTGCGCCAAACGAAATTCAGTTGAACCCCGCTGCGGGTCTTGACTTTACCGACAAGTTCGCCGCAGGCGATACGCTTACGGTTGCCGGGGCTGCGGAATATGATAGTTATTTGATCGAAACGCGAAATATTGTTGCCTTCAACAGCGGTTATTTTCGTTTTGAAATTCCGTCTTCTACGCTGCCTTCCGTTTATTCGGCTGGCAAAGAATGCGTTTTGACCGGCGCGCAGTTTTCACAATACGACGGCGACGGCTTTTATTCGGCATCGTATGACCTTTCGGGCATTTACGAAATTGCTTCGGTTGCGCTTGAATCTGAAACAATAACGCCGGAATTCGGCGCACCTTATACGCAATATTATTGCCGTATAAATCTAGTTTCCCCCGCTTCGGTAAATCCGAAATGGTCGGAAGCCAACGGCAGCACTTCGACAAGCGCAGGCGTTCGCGTTCGCGTTCCGAACGGCGCAGAAATTTACAATCTTTCCGGCGTTTATGAAATTCTTTCAGTTTCTGATACCGTTGTAACGCTTTCTAATCCTTCGGTTGTTAATCCTCAATGGGGTTCAATTACTGTTACGAATTACATTAGCCCAATTCTTTCAACAACCGGGCCTAAATGGGTCGGGCCTTTCGTTCTTGAAAAAACCGATTTGTCGCAAGTATTCGCGAACTTCGTTGCATTAAACGGCCTTTACAAAGACGACGGCAAGAATCAACAACGCTTCGACGTTACTTGCGAAATTGAATTAACGCCGCTTAACGCCGACGATTCAGCGCGCGGCCCGGCTGAAACCTTCCAAGCGACTATCGAAGGTTCCGCGACATATCGTAGCACGCGGGCGGTTACGCTGAAAGCCAATCCCACATTTATCGGGCGTTGCGCCGTTCGAGCGCGTCGCGTTACGCCTTCCGATTTGGCTTTCGAAGGTTCCGTAGTCGATGAAATCAAATGGCGCGACGTTTATTCCGTTTCGCCAGTAACCAAAACGCATTTTGGAAACGTTACAACCGTTCAAGCCGTAACCTATGCTACTTCCGGCGCACTTGCGCTTAAAGAACGAAAATTGAACATGCTTGCAACGCGAAAACTTCCGCTTCGCGTAAGCGGTTCGACTTTTACAAGCGAACTTTACCCGACGAACAACGCCGCCGAAATTATTTCCGCTGTTTGCCTTGATGCTTATATCGGAAATCGTCAAGCTTCCGAAATCGACTTCGACGCTGTTTATAATGCGGTTGCCGAAGTTGAAGATTACTTCGGAAGTAGTTTTGCGACTGAATTTTGTTATACGTTTGATTCGAACAATCTTTCGTTTGAAGAAACAGTTAAGTCGATTGCCGACGCCGTATTTTGCACGGCATACCGTCGCGGCAATATTATAAAGCTTTCTTTTGAAAAGCAAACCGAAGATTCGACGTTGTTGTTCAATCATCGAAACAAATTGCCGGGTTCAGAAACGCGAACCATCCGTTTTGGTAATGAAGGCAATTACGATGGGGTTTCATTTAAATACATCGACCCAAACGACGACGCGCAAGTTACTTATTACATTCCCGAAGACCTTTCGGCAGTAAATGCAAAAGAAATTGAAAGCTTGGGAATTCGCAATAAGTTTCAAGCGCACATGCACGCTTGGCGCATTTGGAACAAGATTCGTTTTCAAAACGTAATTACCGAATTCACGGCAACGCAAGAAGCGGATTTGTTGGTAAATAACGACCGAATTTTGGTTGCAGATAATACGCGACCGGATACACAAGACGGCGAAGTTATTTCGCAAAATGTTTTAGAACTTGTCGTTTCGCAAAATCTTAATTTTGGCGGTTCGTCTTCTTATACCGCATTTATTCAACTTTACGACGGAACAATCGACGCAATACCAGCGGTTGCCGGTTCGTCGCCCCGTAAGTTGGTTTTGTCGCGTGCGCCGCGTTTGCCGCTGGCCCTTGACGATGATTTGTACGCCCGAACAACTTTTATTCTTGTGGGCAATGACGAATCGCGCCAAAATGCGTTCTTGGTTAGTGAAAAAGAATCGCAATCTAATTTTACTTCTGTTGTTCGTGCCGTAAATTACGACGACAGATATTATAGCAACGACAAAGATTTCGTTAATGGTATCATTGACGAAAACGGCAACGTCGTTTAAACTTGGAGAAAGCAAAATGTCCCAATTGCCCATTGACGAAGCAATTAATCGTTTCAAGGAAAACGAAGAACGCTTCGATAAGTTCGTCAATGACGAACAAGGTTACACTTCTTCCAGCGGTCAAAATGTCGAAAGCGTCCCGGCTTTCCTTGAACGGGTCGAAGGCGAAATTAACGCAACCGGCGCAATCGCAATAACCGAAGCCAACAAAACGGCGGCGGCGGCTTCCGCTACGGCGGCGGCGGGGTCGGCTTCGACCGCTTCGACCGGGGCAACCAATGCCACAAGCGCCAAGACGGCGGCGGAGACAGCCCGCGACGCCGCGATTGCAGCGGCGGCGGGGGTATCGGCTGGCGGCGTCGTTGGCAAGGCAACCAAGGCGCTTCTAGATGCCGATTTGGCGCATCCTGCCGATACGGTCGGCTATGTCACCAACGACAGCACGGCGGCGAACAACGGCCTTTATCGCAAAACCGGCGCTTCGGGGGCCGGGTCTTGGGTTGCTTCGTCTTTCGACCGTGTTGCAGTTGTCGAAGGCCGGACGACAGCCCTTGAAAAAATCCCGTTCTTCAATCCGGGCGTAAATTCGGTTTTGCAAAACGTCGAAAGCTTGCGGCTTTTTGGCGCAAACATGCAAAAGTTTTATCATGTTTCCAACTTTTTTTATAACGACGTTGGTTCGCGATTTAACTTTGTCGTCGTCGAATCTGACGACGCAAACGGAACTAACGCCCGCGAAGTTGCAAAATTTCAAACAGGTTCGGAAGTTTCCAGTTATTCCGGCTTGAAAGAATTTTCGCTTATTTCGCTGAACAGTTCGGGCATTACCGGAACGCTTGTAATCAACTTTACAACCGCCCCGGCAAATTGGGCCATTTACAGCCAAACTTATTCAACGACCGGAATTAACGCGCTTGCGTTTGGTTCTTCGACCGCTTCCGACGCTTCTGTTAATTCAAAAATCGACGCGAAGTTTAATGCAAATTCGCTTCTTACTTCCGGTTTGAAAGTTCCGTTTGTTGATGAAATGACGACGGAACTTTTGCGCAAGTGCGTTAAAGAAATTTGGATGTACGGTTGCGACCCGACGCATGATTACATTATCAACGGCTTTTCGGTTGAACAGTTCGCCGGTTTGCCTTTGACGCGCTTTCTTTTCACAATTCACGACCTTACTTCCGGTCTTAATGTTTGCCGTTATTCGTATTCGATTGCTTCGGCATCGGAAACAGTTTCGCAATTTGCCGCAATGGTTCCGAAACAAGTTAAATTGTCCGACGCGGCAATTTCCAACAAGTCGAATATTTACGCCGTTGCTACGCTTGATTTGTCGCAATACCCGTCGTTTTCGGCAAACGCTTATACAACAATGGTTCAAGCCGGAATCAGTAAAAAGCGCACTTTGTCCGATGAACAAATTTCGGATTATTTGCAGCGCGATATATGGCATGAACGAATCCCGGTCGGCGCGGGTCAAACTTATACGACGCTTCGGGCCGCTGTTGAAAGCTTGCACATTTCGCCAGCCGACAAAACTTGCAACCGTTCGCATTACAACAACCAAATTTTGATTGATTTGATTGACGACGGAACTTATAACGCAACGTTTCTTGAAATTCCTGAATTTGTTTCGGTTCGCGGCAACGGTGTTGATAGAACTATTATCGTTAAAGAAAACAACGATACCGACGCAATGCTTGAAGCCCACAAAGAAACAAAGTTTCTTGATTGTACGATTGTTTCGGATACTGGCGACGGCGGTTCTTGGGCCGGTGAATATTGCATTCATTCCGACGACGTAAACCGCGCAAGCCTCCCGGAAGGCAAACAGCAAAACCGACGCCTTCGGCAATTGTTCAAACGAATGAAGCTTGTTGCCGGTGAAAACCAAAACACTTGGATTTTCGGTTGCGGCGTTTCTAGCGGCGAAACAATCAAGTTTGAAGACGTTATTGCCGAACATTTGAATCCGAACGCTTCAACGGCGGCGTTTGGTTTTCACAATACAGGCCCGACGATTTCGTTTCCAACAATTCCGAACAGCTACAAACCTTTCTTGGTTGAAATGTCCGGTTGCCGTTCGCCGGATAATACGCAATTTGGCGTTTATTTGCAAACGTTGGAACCTACGGCGGTTGGTCGTCTTGTGTTGAATAATTGCGATTTCAATTTGATTTTTCAAACTATCGCCGGAAGCGGCGAAGTTGTAACCGACAAAGCAAAAGACCGCTTCGGTTGGGAAATCGGCGGCGTTCATGCCGGGCCGATATTCCAAAGCGACCCCGAAGGTATGATTGTTCTTGCCACTACGCCCGGCGCGGCTGTTTCTGGAACAGCGGCGGCGGTTATCTTCGGCGCTGTTGATGAATTGGGCCGGGGTGATTTGTGGGTTAAAACTGGAACGACAAAAAGCCTTGGCGCGCGTCTTGGTGACTGTTCGACCGTAAATAAAACATTGACAATCGCCGGTCAAAGTCACGTTTTTAATACGAACTTGACGGCGGTTAGCAATTCAACGATTATTGCTGCAATCAATGCCAGCATTACGAACAATCCGGTTTCCGAAAAAGATATTCAATTGGAAATTTACCCTAATACCGGATTTACGCGGCGAATGCTGAATTCAACCGGCGCGACGATTCAGGCGGGGCGATTTGTCAAACGAACCGGCGCAAAAACAATTGCACCGGCCAGCGGCGACGATGATATTTACGGTTTCGTTTATCGCGATATTCTGAACGGAAAAACCGGAAACGTTGTAATCAAACGCAAAATTTATTCCGCTTATCTTTCCGGGGCAACTTCCGAAGGTAAGTTCGGAATAACAAACGGTCTTGTTGATTACGCCAACGCAACGCGAAAAGGTTTTGTCGCAGGCGGAATAATAAATTTGTATTAATCAAAAGCCCGCTTCGGCGGGCTTTTTCTTTAGAAGAATAGAGAAGCGGTTTCGGCTTTTCGCAACGCCCCGCAATCGTAAAGCATTTCGATTGCTTCTTTGACATACCAATCGTAATTAACATCGCTTGGGAATTCTTCGGGCAAATCCATTAAAGGCCGTGCGCCTTCCGTCTTGCCGACTTTGTTTCCGCTGCCCACATAGGCAATATAACCGGCTTCGCCCTTCGGATAATACCAACGAACGACCTTGCCAAGATAAAGGCCGTTCTTTTCGCCGCCGCCTTTAACGTTTTTGACAGATACGAAACGGCGAATATCTTTGCAATCGCGAATCGTCTTTTCGACCGGAACGCCGTTCTTTAAATACTGCAAAACAGCGTCTGTGCAAATCAGCGTTTCCGGGTTCTTTGAAAGAATCGAATTCAAAGCGGAACCGCGTTCGGAATATGTGCCTTTGGTCTTGCATCCTAATTGTTCGTCTAAGAAGCGCGCTTCGGGGTCGCCGCCGTCTTCCTTGATTGCGATATAGGAATTAACGTCGCGGCTATAAACTGCCTTGTATCGCGTTTCTTCGGTTTTGAAGTTGGTTCGATGTTCCCATTCAGCAATAATCGCTCTTACTTCGTTATGCCGGTCTTTGTGATACTTCGAAACAATGCCGTCTGTATTGCCAGAAATAACCGAAATGCCCGCTTCTTCTAACATTTCGATAAGCATAAGCAAAACAAGTTGCCCGGTAATCGTAACTTGCAACATAAGTTGCGGCGCGTAAAGCGTCGAATATTTGTTGCCAAGTTTGCCGAAGCTTCCGTTAATCGTAATCTTCAAGCTATCGGCAATTGTCTTCCAGCGTTTCGCCCCGGCCTTGTCGCCCGCCTTCTTGGCCTTTGCAGCTTCCGCCTTTGCATGAATGCGGGTTTCGACAATCTGGTTATAAACCTGCAAGAATGCTTCGCCCAAGTGTGGCGGGAAAAGCCTTTGATTAAGGATGATGCGCGGATAAAACGATTCTACGTCGTTATCCGCGATAATAATTTCATCGGTTGCGAAATGGGCTATTTTCTTTTCGTTCGAATGAAGCCCTCCCATGCCAAGTTTATAAATACTGCCGCCGATGCTTACTTTAAGCTTTTCCAGTTCGGGCGGCATGATTGGCGAACCCAAGCCGTCGAGGTAAAAGCGCGCGTCGCGTACCGTCTGCAATACGGCTTGAAGCTGCGGCGACCGATACGAAATGAAGTCGGGCACGTTGTAAGCCAAGACCGTATCGGCTTCTAGTGTGGGCTTGCGCGGATAATAGCCTAGAACCTTTTGCAGTTCGCTATTAATTACGGCTTCGGCTACTTGGGCATCCGATTTGCTGCGAAGGTCTATGCCGTATTCGTCGGACATTTCCATTCGCAATTTAAGTTCGGGCGCAAGTTCGTTAAAAAGAAGTTCGGTATTCGCTAAATCGTTGCAGCAATACGGGCGCACTATAGCGGCATCTTCCGCCGTTAAAATGTGCGATTCTGGAAACGGCAAGTCTTGCATTCGCGCCGCGTGCAAGCGCCCGGCGTAAAGCTTCAATGAAGCCGGGTTAGCCGATACGCCGCCATTTACCGGGCAGACGTTGAACAAGTCGATATGATTGTAACGCCCGATTTGAATTCGATATTTCTTTTCAATATCAAACGGCGTAACCTTTTTCGTTCCCCAATTCTGCCCGCTTTTGATGATGAAATCCGACGCTTCTTTAAGGTCGTTGCAGCTTAAACCAGCGGCGGCAAGTTCAACCATTGGAATATCGTAAGTCGAACTATTGAAGCCCACAAGGCAAAAGCGCCAAAGCATCCAACGAAGCTTCATTGGGTTAAAGTCAAAGTCGGGCGAACGTTCAAAAGCTACAAACTTTCCGTTCGCAAGACATTTAAACGCGACGTAGAAAAAATTACGGTAAGTTTCAACGTCAAAGACGAAGACGCTTCCGGCTGGAACCGACATTAGTTCTTCGTCTGTCATAAATTCAACAGGCCGAAGCGCAAGCCGCATTGCCGACGAAAGCTTGTCGATTTTGCGGTTCGCTTTTGTTACGATAAAGCCGTTCGCGTCTAGCATCTTTTATTTTTCCTTAAAACGGTATGTCGTCGTTTTGGTCGTCTTCGGCATTATACGCTGTTTCGCTTCGTCTGTCAATTCCCATTAAAACGCCGCGCAGGTTTTCACCGAAGAAATAAGCTTTGTTCTTTTCGGCGTCAAAATGAACGTTTTTAAATCCATGTTCGACGGCAAGAAGAAGCTTTGCGTTAAAGCCCATGCCTTCGGGCAAGCCTTCAATTTTGTAAGTCGAAGCTTCGGTTTCGCGTTCGTTGGAAGACAAGAAACCATTTTCGAAGAAAACAATTCCGTTTCGGCTAAAGCTTTCGATTGCGCGAACTGCCTTGTAAAATTCATCGGGCAAAGGCCAAGGATTCACGCTTTCGCAGTCGAAAACCGTTTGATAATTCGGGTAACGTTCGGCGAAAAGTTGCGTCTTTATAAACGAACCATCTTCGAACCAAAACGTCGCAGACGATGACGAAAAGCCGAAGCCGGTAAGCGTCTTGTCTGCCTTGGCAATGGCGACCGCCGACGCCTTGGGAATCAATAGGCCGGGCGGAAGGTCTATGCCGTGCCAGTATTCCAGCAACGCGGCCCCGTTGGTCGCTACGGCGCTTCCGGCTTGCAGTAAGACCCCGGCAAGGTGCGCATGTTGCGCCCCGTCAGTCGCCAGCCCCATAACCGCTTCGAAGGCCGTTTTAATTCGGTCGTCGATTACTGCTATGTTTTCATCCGGGCCGGTAATCGAAAGCTCGTTGAAGTCTGCGCAAGGAATAAGCGCCTTGAATGCGCCAGAAACAACGGTAAGCGCATTCGGCGAAAGTTGCGTAATTGACAGTTCTTCGCCGACTTTCGAAAGCGCGTCGATAAGCTGCAACGTATGCGGGCAAGCGTTCAAGTCTTCTTCGACTTTTGTTGCAACGGTAAGAATTCCGTTCGACGCTGCCGCCCAATTGCCGGAAATGATGCCGAATTGTTGGTTCGGCGCGCCCGCCTTCTTTTGTGCAACGGCAATAAACTTCAAAGCTACAAGCAAAGACGCCGCAGGGTTCGGGGCTGCGGTCTTCTTGGCACTTTGACGCCGGGCGCGATGCTTCTTCGCTGGCGCTGGCGCGGCGGCTTCTTCGGGAATTGGAACGTTATTTTCAATTTGCGTTGTTGTCATGTTTCGCCCCTTCTTGGTCAAGTTTGGAAATCGCCGCTTGAAGATAGTTCGCCATATCCAAGGCTTCTTCTAGCGCATGTTGCAGCCATTCGCGCAACGAAAGCGGGTTATTGTCGGTCGTTACGCCGTATTTTGCAAGCCCGACGATTGAACGTTGCAATAACATTTCGCGGTTCTTTTCTACGTTCGAATCGGGCGATTTGGTAATTTCGTTTGTCATGTTTCACCATTCAGCGGAAAGAATTTCAGGATACTTCTTATTTGTATGAACGCGAATTCGATTCGGAACCCGCAATTCTGATACACGGCGCAAAGCTTCGTAAGTCGTCGGCGGCGGTTCTTCGGCGTGCCGTTGCCGCCACCAATCGCGGGCGCGCTTGCCGACTAGGCCGGGATGTTCAAGACAAACCCATTCGTTGAACATTTGAAAGCCGCAGAAATACGAAACTTTCATCGAAGGCGGCGAAGCTAAAACGCCTTGTTCGTTCCGTTTTTCGTGCAAGTTGTAAATTACTTTTTGAACGTTGAAGTATTCAATAACCGGCGCGTCGGAACGGATAACTTCGCCTTGAAACGAACTTGCAAAGATTTTGGTTTCGAACGTGAATTCGGTTCCGCAGTTGCAACAAAAGCGCGCCGAAGCATGATTATAGACGCCGCAGTTTTCGCAAATACGAACCGGCGCGTCGCCGGGCGTGCCTTTACCGGGCTTGCGCGGTTTAACCGGGTCGTTGATAGGCCCAAGGCGTCGAACGTTTCCGGCGAAGTCAAGGAACAAGCAATTTTCCTTGCCGGTTTCGGGGCTTGGTCGCGTACCGCGCCCGCCCTTTTGAACGTGTTTGCCGGGGCTTGTTGTGGGCTGAAAGTCGGCGATAAGGTCGATTGCCGGGAAGTCGTAACCCGTCGTATATTTGTTCATGCCCACAAGGGCGCGATATTCGCCAGCTTCGAACGCCGCCATTCGCTTATCGTTTTCGTCGTCTTTAATCTTCGAATGGCTGGCAATGGCCGGAATGCCGAACGAATTTAAAATGGCGGCGATATGTTCGCAGTTCTTAACGCCAGCGGCGAAGATAAGCCAATGTCGCCGGTCGTAACCAAGTTCGCAAGTTTCGCGCAAACCTTTGTAAATAACTTTTTCGGCTTCTTCTTCGGCTTGTTTGCTGTTGAAATCGCCGCTTGAAATTCCAAGGTTTGACGTATCGACTTTCGTTGTTGTTGGGCGCGAAATCAGCGGCGACAAATAGCCTTCGGCAATAAGACGGTTAAAAGCTTCGATGCCGGTTATATCGTAACAAACATCGGTAAAAATCCCGCCTTCGTCGGTAATCATGCCTTGTTTAAGCCGATACGGCGTCGCAGTAAATCCGATTACTTTAAGATACGGATTTATTTTCTTCAATTCTGCGATAACGTATTGGTATTGCGTATCTTCGTCGGGGCTTAACAAATGGGCTTCGTCGATAATCAGCAAGTCGCGCCATCCAAAATGGCGCAAATGCGGCGGCGTGTTATCCGTTTGTTTCAACGCGCGTTCAATTGCCTTTGCGACGGATTGAACGCCGCCAAATACGATAGGCATAATCATATCGCGCGAATTTAAACCCGCTGAATAGATGCCCATTGGCGCAACCGGCCAAACCGACAAAAGCTTTTCGGCATTCTGCGAAATCAGCTTCTTAACGTGCGTAAGCATCATTACACGTTGATTCGGCCAATATCCGAAAATCTTTTTAATAAAGTTCGCGATTACAACCGACTTTCCGGTTCCGGTCGGCATGGCGACGACGGGGTTTCCCGCCCCGCCCCGCTGGAAGTAATCGAAGATTGCGAATTCGGCTTCGTCTTGATACCAACGATTCGCATAAACTACGTTAGACATTCTGCGTTATCGCCTTATAGTTTCCGCAAGCTTGCGGGATATATTCTTTCGGAATAATCGCGTTATGCGTTTCGCAAAACCAATTCGCGTTTTCGACTGGCCGGGCAAATGCGCAGCTTCGGCAATTCTTTTCGGGAATCGCGCCTTTGTGGCAAATATCTTTCATTGCACAATAGCCGCATTTATGAAACGTCGGATTATCCGACAAGCGCGCGGGCGGCGTCTGCGACGTAATGATTTGTTCGGCCTTGATAATCATTTGTTTGCCAAGTTGATGATTCAGCTTGACGACTTCAACATGCAATGAATCGTCGTTCTTGTTGATGTTCAAATAAACGCAATAACGAAAATTGTATTTCTTGCCATACGTCGAAGTTTGCGCGAAATGTTCGGGCTTTGCGATTGGCATTCCGTCGTCTGCCAGTTTGTTAAAACCCGCGCCGGTTCCGTTCGTCTTGAATTCCAACAAAACGGGTTCTTCGATACCGTAGCGTTCGGGCAAAATTGCGATGCCGTCAAGCGACCCGCCGAAATGACCCATAACGTCGGAAATGCGATATTGCGGGAATTCCAGCCCGTCAGCTTTGGCGCGGGCAATGTGGGCACGAAACGCCGGGTTTTCCGGCAAAATGCGTTCGGCCAGCCCGTCGCCTTCTTCGTTTGGGCCTAGAATGCAATACGAATCGCTTTCGGCATGATACGCGAAGCCTTCGTAGTTTTCGAACCAAATTTTAAAGCCGATGCCTTCCAGCCATTCAACGAACCGGGCTTCTTCGCGATGCCCACGATTGAACAAGCGTTGTTGCCGCCCGGTTGTCTTTTCGTGAAGACACCAGCGAAAGATATACCAAAGATAACGCTTGCATTCGCGACCGATAAGGCTTGCGCCAAGGTGCGAACGGTGCCCGCCGTCGTAAGTGCGAACGCAATATTCGTCAATGTCTTCAAGAATGCGTTTTGCAAGTGCCTTTGCAACGCCCGGCGCGTCAAGGCTAACGGCTTGCTTTCCGGCGTCGGATACCTTCGGCGGTTCTTCGTTGTTCTTCGCGCTGTTCGCGTTCAAATTGCTTTCTTGATTTTTCATCTTTCTTCGCCTTGCGCCGAACTAATGCGGCATAGTTGTTTGAAAAGTAATCCGCCGAAAGCGTCGCAACGTCTTTCAATTGGTCTTTACTTAGCCATGAAATATGGCATTGCGACGGGTCGATTCCCAAGGTTAGCGCAAGCCAGTTGTAAGCCTTGGAACGCGGCATTAAACCGCTTTGCCAAAGCTTATCGAATTCTTCATGCGCCTTCGTTCTAAGCTGCCGCGTTGCGCGGTCGGCCATTCGCCCTAACGGAATTACGGTGCCCGGATGACAACCGACCGCCGCGCGGCAATCGTTGCAATAATAGATTTTCGGCCATTCGCCGTAAATCCTGCCGTAAATTCTATCGTTCGTCGTTAATTCGATATTCAACGAACAACAGTTATCGCAATGCGTCGGCGTTGGCAATGCGTCTTTAATTCGGTTCATTCTATAAATTCTTCTTCCTTATGTTTCAGAAACAACGGGGCCGAAGCCCCGTTGCACGCTACGAATTAACGTTGGCCCCAAGGTGCGCCGCCTGCCGGGGCTGCGCCGCCTTGTTGCTGACCCCATGCCGGGGCATTGCCTGCCGGTTGCTGCGGCTGTTGGGGCTGCTGCGGCTGGCCCCAAGCGGGCGCACCGTTGCCAGCCGGGGCGGCGGGCTGTTGCGGTTGCTGCGCAGGCTGACCGCCCCAAGCCGGGCCGTTGCCGGGCTGCTGCGTCTGCGCTGCGGGCTGTTGGGGCTGCTGCGGCTGGCCCCAAGCGGGCTGCTGCGGCT